GGGCTTACAAAATTTGGCATTTTTTAATATCTCCTATTATGCGTTCTTAATAGTAATTAGATTGCGTTGTTGGTATCTAATCACATGGTCTGTAATATATGAAGCGGGAACTTTAATGGTTTGCTTTGGAGTAATAAAGGTATCTTCAATACCTGTGGGGGTCTGAAATGGGAGACTCCAACTTTGGAGGCTAACATTCGTGATCGCTTTCAGATTTGTAGGAACCTTTTGTACTTTTTGGGGTTTAATGGACTTCATATTTTATTCTCCATAGTATATACACTCTCTAGAGTAGAAATTAACCAATTTTTTTAATAGATTGTGGTTTCTGCATTAAACTCTTCAATTTCTCCTGTAGAAGTAATTAAAAACTGTGGGTTAGGGATATACCCCTCTAATTTCACAGAAATAGTGCGTCTAATAATCCTCTCTTGTCTATCAGCCGTTTCTACTGTAGAGTTATCCGACTCACTCTCTATAAAAACATGAGCAACATTAGTGTAGGAGTTTTTAACCACTAAATGGGGGTTAAAAAGGAGTCTAATTTGTTCTAAAAGCTGGTCCAAATTGGCTTTATACTTAGCCCAAATATTAATACCATACTTAATATTAACAGGTCTGGGGGCTTCACTAATTATCCTCACCGCTCGCTTCTTTTCTTCGCTCCAAAAAGTTTCATTTACTATTTGGGGGGCACCCCTCCTTCTCTTGTCATCATCATCAGAAGAGTTTTGATTAATAGATATAATAGGGAGAATAATATTATTTTCCTGCTTCAGCTTTCCTATAGTTCGTTCAGGGTTTGCATGAATACACTTCACATCTACTAAATTGGTTTCTGAATCAATGTATGCCAAGGTTCCTAGTTTAGAAATCATAAACCTTAGAGCTTCTCTATAGAAGAGAGGAATCTTATTAACCTTTGTGGTTCTAGCTATTATCAAGTCTCTAGCCCACTGATTTGGAGTCTGTTGAGTAGGAAAAGTAGGAAACGCTCCAGACCCAAAGCTCTCGATTATATTAGTTTTATAAGCCATCATAGCCCTCCTCTAAAGTGCTAATAATTTCGGGCCTACCTACAGGCTCGGAAGTTTGAGTAAGGGGAGTATCCTGTACATCTGCTGAATCACGAAGGAGTTTAGCAGCACAAGTGAGATGGTACACTCCATAAATCTCAAAGCTATCCTCTTGCACCTCTATAATCTCATAGCGTTGGTTCTGAAAACGAGGCTGAAGAACATCCCCAGGCTTTAATTGACCCCTAATTCTCTGCTCCATATAAGTTTTATTAAAGATAAAAATCTGATCATTGGTTAGCTCGATTCCAAACTGGCTTAAGTTTTCTTCTAATACTTTAGGCTCATAGTGACCGTAAACTAAAACAGGGTCCTTAGCTATAGGCTTATTCCTAGCTTCCATATAGACTTCATCGTACTGGCTTTCTCCCTGCAAATATGCGTAGTATAGTATCTCTGATCCTGAAATCTTAATCATCTCATCATCTACTAAGTTAAATAAATTAATATCTGGATTAGCAGGATCAAAGAAGTTTAATTGACCCGTGGAGTCCTCTAACTGAGGTAGGGGGGGAGGAGAAACCCCTACTTTGAAGTTCTTTTTAGGCATTAGTATGTTGAGAATCTAGCAGGTTCTTCGAACTCATTTATTAATCTTTCAAGCAGTTTATCTTTTTCTTCCTGGCTTTCTTTTATTAAAAGATCACCATTTAGTTTAGCTCCACCACCTGGAGAAGGTACGGTTTGATACTTACCTCTGATCTGACCCAAGGTTCCCTTTGCACAAGCAAGAGCGTACTGTTGAATCCAGTTTCTATATGCGGGGTGTAAGGTGTTAGAGTTAAGTCCTCTATAGATAATGATAACAGTTTGATCGTTGTTTACAGGCTTAGGAGTAATGTGTAAGAAGTTATTATCTAACACAGAAAATGCCCCTTCTTGTCCAAGAATCTTTCTCATCATCTCTAAGTTCTGTTGGAGCAGGTAAAAATCTCCTACTCCAAAGTTTTGAAAGAGATAATTGTCTTGAAAGTATTTAATGAAAAAGTCAAATTCTAGGGTTCCTGCTGACTGTTGAATAGAAAGCAGGGTCTTTTTGTATACCACATACTCTAAATTGTTTAGAATATAGGGAGGGATTTCGTAGGTACTTACCCCCGCAGTAGTATTAAAAGTAACAAACTGAGTAGAGAAGAGGGGAGCATGATTGTACATCGTCCCGACAGCCTCATCAATACAGGTCTTTAGCTGATAAGGAGTAAGCTCTACTCTCACAACAGGATGCCCCAACCTAGCTAAAATATAATCCTTTAAGGTTTCATCAAAATGAGACCATTCCACTCCATCAACCAGAGTAGTAGCATTAAGCTTTTCATAATTAATTTCTCCATGAGTTTTGGAAGCATCATTAATATTCTGTCCTGCATAGTCGGCAAAACTATTACCCCACGCTGCTAATATTGGTTTTACTGGCATTATTAATATCCTCTACTCAGTATATAGGTAAAAAAGAAGAGCCAAGGAATTTAATTCCTTGGCTCTTGTTAATTAAATAATGATTATCAGTATGATATCATTAGCCTGGGATGTTGTAACCGTTAGCGTCCCCACCAGTCTTGACTCCAGGCTGGTACATGAAGTTAGCAGTAGTACCAACAATCCTAATGATCCGATAGAATCTAGACTCAGGAGTAACCGCAGCCTTACCGTAACGAGTCAGGATACCCTTTCTCGGCTGGAAGGTCTCGGGATCCGTGATGGTCGGCAGTTGCTGGAGAGGAATGTACGGAGAGTACACATAACCAGCATCCATAGGACCAGAACCCTTATAACCAATCATCATTTCGTCATCAGGGTACATAGGATCAATATACAGATCGTACTTACCTGCGAACTTACCTTTATACTGAATAGAGTTAGCAGTAATATTGGTAGGACGGTCAGCAGCAGCCATGCCACCTTCTAATTTCGCAGCAGACTCAAGCATCGAAGCGACAATGGGGGAAGTGATAATCCAAGTCCCTGGACCACGGAAAGTAGTCTTATAAATGTCGTTTGAAGCAAAGTTGATTGCCGCAAGAAGGTTAGCATACACTTGACCCACATGCTGTGGAGCGAAAGCCGATCCACGGAACGACCCAGCTAAGTCCACAAGGTAGACATTGCTGTTAGTACCAGAGGGGTTAAACAGACCAGCGTTAGCGAAGTCGTACAGATACTCCGTAGGAGTAAAGGTATCAGTGTTTCCACCACTCTGTCCAGCACCTGGAGCCGTAGGGGTGTTGAGACCCGTACCTCCAAAGCTGTTGGAGTTACCCATGTCAAGAGATGCACGGTTCCAACCAGTAAGACCAGAAGGGTCGTAAGCAATCATGCGAAGATCTTCAATGAGTTCACGGTCGATTTCCAAGGTAAGTTCCTTAGAAAGAAGATCCGTAAGTTCACCTTCAAGATCAAGGTTATGATATGCACGAAGATCCTGAGCCGCTTCAAGAGTCCATAAGGCTCTCATCTTGCGGGTACGAGCAACAACGGGCTGTTGCTCGATGTGCATGTTCATCTCAGGAATTTGATCACCAGTAAGAGCTTCACCAGCGGAGACGGCATAACCAAGAATGGTCGAAGCGTCAGGCCACATAGCAATTTGACCACCCATCGTGGTAGACGGGGCACCAGTTGCATCACCGAAGATAGCACTGAAGTACTGGCCTCCATTTGCAGCAGTTGCACCAGTAGCAGCGACATTAGGACCATTAAAGTTGCCACTTGCCACCATACCAGCGTAGGTCAGACGGTACTTGTTGTAGATGGTTTCGGTACGACCCCATGCTCCAGCAACCCTATCTGCACCCAGATAGAAAATTTGAGAGACAGGGCCACCCATAGGCTGGACCCCTACAATGCTGTTAGCAATGAGTTGTGGATAAACTCGACGGACGAGAGGGAATGCAAACTTTTGGAAAGTACCAAGCTTACCAACCGTAGTCGGAGCATCAGCTTCATCAATTCTATCATTCTTTTCAGCAATAATAGATTTGGCTTGGTTTTCAAGCAATTGAGCCGTTACCTTCTTGGTATAATCGTTTTTAATCCCCTCA